TAATTTTGATATTCTTGGTTACTTGTAATCCAAACATTGCTACTACCCTGTCTATGAGAAGTTCTCCATGCTTGAATTTCTTGTCCTTTTTGTGCTTCAGTGATTTCTCCATTTGCAACTCTTTTATTTAAATTGTCAATAAAGTTGGTTGGTGCCAGTCTTCCAGGAAGAACTATCTGTGGTTTTGTATCATCTAAAGATCCATCAGATTTTATGGGATACCAAATTGCAAGTGTAACATTAAACTGAGCAGCATCATATCTAATAATTTCTCCGTTAGAATAAAAATATCCTTGATATCTAGTAAGCCAATAAACGTTTTCTCCAAGGTCTATTACATTATTTTGAATTTGATGACTAACTACTATTGGGATGTTGCTAGATAAATCTGAATTTATTGGCATTGCGCCAAGGACATACTTTGACCGCTTAGAGGCAACCTCATTAATTGTTTTTGTTAAGTCAGTTCCCGATGCTTCCCAAAGTAATGCTGGCTTATATATCCAAGTTTTTTCTTGATCAATCATGCTTGCTTGACGAATATTTCCATAAGATCTTTGAATATATCTGGTTGTATAATTAATTTTTCCATTATTGTAAACTCTTTTATCTTCAGATGCTATTGATAAAATATTAGGCAAAACTCCTGATGTTTGATTTTCAATTATTCCACTAATAGATTGATTATTTGATCCAGACAAAACAAGATTGGTTCCTCTATCATTTTCTTTTGGCAACATATAGTTTTTGCTCATTACAACAAAATTATTGTATTCATCAAAAAACATTGCACTTTGTGTTGCTACTGCTAATTGGTTTAAAACCTCTGCTACAGTTTGATCTGGTGCAATAAAGAAATATGGAATTATTGCTTCTGGCTCGTCCGTATTTCTATAAAAAACATAATTGCTAAATCCAATATAATCAAGAATTAATGTAATAGCATAACTTAATGATACTTCTGTAACTAACATTCTTGGTGCTGGCATAGATTCTAAAAAGAAATAAAAGTCTCTTAATGGTAGATCTAGCGTTCCAGCAGTTACGTTTGCTTGTGGAAAACCATCTGAGTATAAAGTTTTAATGGATACCCAATAATCATATCCGCTTACATTTAATATTTTTTCATAAAAATTAAATTTTATATTTTTACGAATATAATCATTAACAATACTGCTATCATTGTTATCATTAAATGCTTGATCATCATCAAATATAGATAAGTTTCCAGTTGAAGCCAATAATTGCCCTACTGGTAAAGAAGAATTTCCTAAATCTGAAAGCATTTTTTTTACACTATATTCTATAACTTTATCAGATATATTTGCAACAAGTCTTGGCGACATCTCAATTAAATCAAAAGTAGAGTCAAACTTATTCATTCTTTCTACAACAATTCTTAACCCACGAACATTTTGAAATTCTCTATATATAACTTTGCCGTTTGTCGTTTCTGTAAATGATGCTGGAGAAGTTAAATCTGTTATAAAACTTGTTTTATTATCAATTTTTTCACTTCCCAAAATCCAACCATATTCAGGAATAAAAGTTTCATATTCTTCTGTAGATGAATTCCAAACATGGAATGTACCAACTTCTCCATCATTTTCAATAATTAAATATGCATATCCATTAATTGATTCTGTTGGCAACAATGTTACAGAAGAAAATGTTTCTGCTATAACAAAACTATCTTTAAATTTATCTGGAATATTTTTTAATGCATATTGTAGTTCAACATATCCGTCACTAGAAATAATTGCAGATCCATTTTCTCTCAAATCATTTTCGTTAAAACTATAGGCATCTATCCAATTATTTTCTTCAAGATACTGAACTCTCCACCTAGTTGGAGTTGTTTTATTTGTATTGCCAAAAAGCGGGTCATTAATGTTTGCAGTATTGGTAGTAAATGGTCCAAGGTCAACATCTCCAATATTTGTTTGCATCTTTATTACAATACGGTTAGTTGGAACTTGTTTTTTATAAACAACAAATGGCACAGCATCATCTATATAATAGTTTGAATTAATTATTGTTTTGGCAATACCTCTTTCAGTACCGTTCTCAGTCCTAAAAGAAGTCCAATATTTAAATTGATCATATCTTGATGGCATGTAGTATCTTGGTCGTCTTGCAATATCTTTTCCAGAGTTTGCTAAGTATTTGCCATTAAAAAATGTTGCTTTATTAATTCCAGACCTTGGCCTAAAAGGTTTTATGCAGTCTTCTAAAGAATATAATAGTTTAACTTTTTCTTTTGTTGAAGTAAATACTTGTGGTGTTCCGTTGTTTTGAAATCCACCATCAATAACAACATCTGCATCTGTTGCACCCGTATAAAATAAACCAACATCTGTTGGATCAAAAGTATTTGCTAATGTTAAAAATTGAGAATTCTGTTCTTGAGGTCTATACCTATAGTTACCAAGTTTAAATATATTATCTGGCATATTCATATTCCACTCAGCCAAGACCAAAGACTCTGTTTGGATTGTTGCAGATGTTTCAAAGTGATTTTTTAATTCAGTACTTTCAAACATTTAGACTTCTTCCAGTGTTACCGATATGTTCCAAAGATCATGATTTGTTGCACCACGTTGTACTACGGAATAATTAAAATCTGCAAAATAAACTTGAATAATTTGATTATATCTGTTCAAACCAGTATATTCATATCCTTGTCCTTCTAGATTTGTATACTTATCGTAAGCAAGATACATCCAAAAAGGCCCCTGATGAGTTTCATACCAATCAAGAATTTCTACTCCACCAGCACCACCATCTGCTGTATATTCCGATACAGATCCTTCGCTTGGCGCTATACCTGTTGCTTCATCAAAGTTTGCCAAACCTGCATACCCTCTTGAAGGAAGCATACTCCATGATACAGACATGCTTAGTTTATCTGCAATGTGATATGAACGCATGCGACCATTTATTGTTCTTGTTCTTTGTTCAATTCTTTGAGTATTGAATTGCATCTCACCTCTATTGTGATCAGATAAAATAATAAACTGGTCTAATAGGTTAGCATCTGTTTCTTCTGTATCTGCCCCTACCTCTATGCCATTGGGCACGTATAAGCCATTAGAGAGGGTTCCAGGGTTGTTTGCCCATAATATACCCTGCGGTCTTGTATACCTGCGTCTACCTGTCAAATAAGCACTAGTAGCCATTAGACTCTCTGTCCCCTAATTCTTTGTGCATCAACATTTTTAATTTCTCTCATTACTACTCTAGCAATATCATTAGCATTTGCGTTACTTCCATTAATGCTAAAGCCCAAATTATAATTATACACTGCCGTTGAGTTGTCGCTTATAGATGTTGAAGTATTATTAACTGGAACTTGTGCGCTACCCCTGTTGCTGATCATTGATGGATATTTTGACTCATTTAGCATTGATAGCATTGGGCCAAACTCTGCACTTGCTCTCTTATTCATTACAAATTCGCCAGGGGTAAGCATTGTTGGTACACTATCAGAGCCTATGCGTCCACCAGTAGCAAGGTACTTAGGAACCATTCCACCCATACTCATTGGTTTAACCATACCGCCATACATTTTTCCTGGTATCTTAATTACTTGTCCTGGCCTAATTAAGTTTGGATTTGAAATTTGTGGATTGGCCTTAATTACACTTGCAAGACTAACTCCTGCTTTTGCTGCAATTCCGCTTAACGTATTACCAGATTTTACTGTAACTGTTGATCCTGTTGATTCCGACTTATCAGATGAGGTGCTCGTGCCTGACGTACTAGTTACAACAGTTCTTCCATCAACAACTCTAGTTCCAGTTACTGTACTTCCTCCAGTGCCTGTTGGGGTATTAAAACTTAATGTTGATGCAGCCTGCATTGATGCAAGAATACTTGCCCATGCACCTGATGCTGTAGTAGAAGATGTTGCAATTGCATCTATATTAATCTTAAGGCTGTTTGCTTCTTTATTAGATGCTTCAACATACTGCTGAATAAAGTTCCATTCTTGTCTTGTCATTCCATTAATCTGTAAAGATTTTTGTTCTCGGTCAATTTGGAATGCAAGGTCTGACAAAAGTTGTCGTTTTAAATCTGCTTGTCTTTGTAAAGGCTCAAGTTGTATTACTTCAATATTGTAGATTTGATCACTTAATGTAATAATTTCTGTTTCAATTTGTTTTCTAGTTAATTTTTGACCATTAACAACTGCTGTAATTGAAGATAGATCTCTTTGTTTTTGTAGTTCTAGATTTGCTGCTGCAGTTTCTAATCCAGTTCCCATCCTGTTCAAAGATTCTTGTGCAGCCTCTGCCCTCATTTCTTGCGCTGCTGATGCTGCAGCAGAAATATCACCTTGTGTTAATGCATTAGCAATGCCAAGTTGTTTTTGTTGTTGTGAAATTAAAAATGAGTTGATTGATTTTATTGATTCTAAAGCATCTCTTTGTTTATTTAAAGAATCAATCTTTTGGTCGTACGTTTCTGTAATTGCAATTTCTTGTCTACCAATTAAATCAAGAGTGCGGTTATAAGATTTAATTTTAGAGTTAATATCACCAATTTCATTTTGTATTTTATCAATTGATCTTTCATCAAGAACAACGCTTAACTCCATTTCTTCTGGAGTCATTTTATTTATTGACTTAAATGTTTCCTTTGCTTTTCTTTCAATTTCAAGAAATCCAAAATCAAATCTTTCGCTTAACTGTTCTGCTGCACCTTCTGCTAATTCATCTGCCTCAAACTGAACAGCCTTTAGTGCTGCTTCAAATTTTCTAGCCTCAACAGTTGCCTTCTTTGTTTCGTCAGCCATCTTAGTAAATGCTTCGGGGGTTATCTTGCCAGTTGCAACTGCTGCTGCCATCGCTGGATCTTCAAGCATTTTTAAGGCAGTGGCTGCACCAACGCCCTTTTTCCTAAGAATATCTAATGCCTTAATCTGTATATTATTTTCATTTTTTATTTTTTCTTGTGCTCTTAAATAAGTTCCTGCTTGAATAGTAGGGAATAATTGATTAAGTGCTTTACCGTAGTCATTTAAAACTAATTTTCCATTTTTAGCCTTATCTGTAACTTTGTTAAAGAATTTTGCAGCATTTTCTGCATCCAAACCTTCTGCAAATTGTAAAACGCTCTCATTAACTTTTAGTCCTGATAGTTTATTAACAACACCATTAAAGCCATCTATTGTTTTACCTTTGCCAAGTTGTTTTACTAACTCTTTCCAGCCACCCGTAGCATTTACGGATTCTTTTCTAAATAATTTTAATTTAACTAGCAAGTCATCAAGGAATGTATCTCTGGTTTTATTTGGAGAAAATGGTGGGGTTGGTCCTGTCGGAATAAGTCCTGGCAAAATTCCACCTTTTGCAATTAACTCTGCTGCACTCTTTCCAGCAGAAGTACCAAAACCTTTAAAGTTTGGATCATTAGAGACAACATCAAAAGCAACTTTTAAGTTTTTATTTATAACATCTTTACCCTCAGACAATATTGCCCATTGATCATAAAATGCTTTCCACTCTCCTGGTTTTTCTTCTGCAAGTTTTGCAACTGCCTCTTTTGTAAGTTTGTCTGGAAGCGCTTCAACTTGTCTTAATGCATTTGTTGCTGTTGCTAATTGTTGAATTCCATTGGCCTTAAGGTCAAGGGTAATTCCATATGTAGGATTTATTTGATTTAAGAAACTTAAAGCCTGCATGTCTTTATCAAAATCTTCTTCATTATTATTAATATATCCAAGCATAAGTGTCCTGGTTGTATCGTTAGCGCCTGAAGATGGTAATAACTCTGCTATCAATGCAGCATCTGCAAGACCCTGTTTATTAACCAAAAGATTAAATGATGTTTCAAAACCTTTATTTCCTGCTGCAGTTGAAAGAATTTTTGTAATTACTGCTGGGCCAACCTGTCCAGAGGCAAGTCCTATTTGCAGTTGTGCTTTAAAGTTTGAATCTTTTAATTTATTTAAAGCCTCTATTGCCTGATCTTTAAAGACAGCCATTGGACCCTCTTTATACATTGCGTCTGCTGCTGCCTTAATGCCTTTGGTGAATCCGTCTACACCCAATTGATCTTTTTGTTTTATTAATAGTTTTAGTGCATTGTCATTACTTGTGTTTAATTGATTAAGAGCAATCTTTCTTTCTTCTTGAATTGTATTTATTTCTTGCTCAGTTTTTGCAGATCTTAATTTTATATCATACTGTCTATTTAATGAATCTACAAGTCCTTGATTTTGTGCTACTTCCTGTAATCCTAATTCAACTGCTGCTGCTGTAAGTTTTGCAGATTGCTTTCTTTCTCCAAAATAATCAAAAAGTGTTGTAGGGTCAAATAAATTTTTAAATCTATCAAATATGCTTTTTGGAGCCATATCTAATTTTGCTCCCGCAAATGTATTTTTATTTTCTAATACTCCTTTTATTGCAGTTTGAAATGCTTGTGCCTGCTTGTCCATTGAGGCTCTTTGTATTTCTAAAGTTACCTGCAGAGGATCTGTAGCAAGATTTTCTCCATTAGGACCAAGCAATGATACAAGTTTTCCACTGACAAGTGCTGGTATCTCATAACTTCCAAGTTCTTCTCCAAGTGCTGCAGCAATACTTCTTGCTTGACTTGTTGTCACTGCTCCCTGAGCAACTGCAACTGCTAAATTGTTAGCAAGATTTTGAGATATTTGTTTAATAGATTGACCGCTCTTGGATTGAATTTCTATGTCTGCAAGTATTTGTTTTCCAAACTCACTACCTAGTACATTTTGCCCAAACTGTCTTTGTCCTTCAACTGTTCCAGAAACAATATTTTTTCTTCTTCTTGCAGCCTCTTCACTTGCACTGACGGTTCCAGAAATAACAGATAGATCTACTATTTTTTTAGATGTCATAGACATAGCGTTAGCAAGATTAATTCCTTCTTGTCTTGCTTTTTCCATATCTTTAGACATCTTATATAGCGTTCCTCCAACTACTGCAATTGCTGCTACTGCTGCAACCCATGGATTTGCAAGCATTGGAAGTAACGCTACTATACCCTGCAATCCAAAAACAAATGGCATTATGGTTTGAGCCATTTCTCCTAACTTACCACCAGCAAAAGATGCTGCAATTGTAAGTCCAGAAACCGCACCTATGCCAAGGCTTGCTTTTGAACTAAATTCTGATAACTTTTGCTTTGTTGTTTTTTGAGCCTCTGTAGACTCGTTCATTGCATTAGTTAATTTGCCTTCTGCTGCAATACGTCGCTTGGCTTCTTTTAAACTTATCTTTTCTACTGCTGCCAACAACTGAGCACGAGATAGTCTTGCTGATTGTGATACTTGTCCAAGTGTAGTGCTTCCAGTTTTTGGATCAACTTGTGGTGCATTTGCAAATCCACGAAGTCTTCGCATTCTTTGAACGACAGTTTCTCCTGGGTTTAAAGTTGTTGTTCTATTATCTGCAACATTTCTACTTGTTGTTTGAATAGATGCTGGTTTTCTTTCAGTGTTTTGTCCAGTTAATGGTACTAAGTTGCCCTTTGCGTCAACCTTATATTCTCCTCTTGCTTTAACAGCAACAGTTTCTTTTTGAGGTTGTTTACCAATTAATCTATCAAAACGATCATTCATTGACTTAGTAATCTTAAGGACCTGTCGGCCTCCGCCAAGAAATTCTCTTTGTGATTTAAACTTGCCATCAATTAATCCATTAATTACATTGTTCTTTGTAATTTTTCCACCTGTTATTTCAGGTCTACGGTAAGCAACAATTTCACCTTTATCATTTAAACTAGTTGGAATTAATAGTTTTGGATCAATTGCTTTTAATTCATTTAATTTTTTAACTAATATTGGATTTGAGTTAGTTTTTTGTACAGCCTTAATAACATCATCAATTGACTTTAACTTATCTGTTTTAATTTTTGATCCGCCAACAGCACTTGTAGATGCTGCACCAAGCAAAGTTCTTGCTGATCTAGATACAATTGGATCTGTAGATTTTGTAAGAGCACCCATAATTCCAGATCTTTCATTACCCATTCTAGAGTAAATCATCTTGTCATTAATTAAGGCACTGTCTGGCAAAGAATTTAAAGATTTTAATAAATTTGTTCTAATTTCTTTTGCAACTCTAAGTGCATCTGAATCTGGGATTCCCTGCTTAGAAAGACTTATTGTCATTGTCCTTAAAGAGTTATTATCAAGAATTGCTTTTCTATAGGCTCCAGCAGTAACTGTTGAATTTTTTCTATTTAGTTGAGAGTTCATCTCTTTAGGGATGTCAAACCCAACAGCAGTATATAAGTTTTCTCTTCCAAAACCAAGTTGTCTAAATTGTTCTGAAACCTTTGCTCCAGAAACCTGCTTGTGGTCTACAGCATGTCCAAATACTAGATTTGATGCTGTTGCAGATTTTTTTGCATTCATTTTTGCAAGCAATGCTGCGCTTCTTGCAGCAAAGGCTTCGTTGGTTTCTGTTGTTCTAGATCTTCCTGCAACAAGATCATTGACTTGACTTGGGTTTATGCCAAGAACTTGTGCTGAAGGTCCGCTTAAGTCCATTTTTGGTTGGAACTGTGGAGAGTTAGCAAATGGCTGTGCATCTCCAGTACCAGTACCGAATGCTTGAAGTTTACCGCTAAGCAATGCTTCAATAATTGGTTGGACCTGTGGGTTTTGTGCAATGTCTGTTGGAATTACCGCTTCTCCAGGCATAAGTACTGCAGGAACATTATCCTTATTACCTCTTCCTGGTACAGATGCAGTTCCTCTTGCAAATTTCTTTGGTGCCCCGCCTCTGCCAGGTATCATCATTCCTGGATTTGTTCTTGCAAAGTTGGCTGCTGCGACTGTTGCATCAATATATGCTTGACGAAGTGCTCTTACAGCAGATGCCTCAATATTAAATTGTTGTGTAAGTCTGTTGTGTGCTTGGTTTAGCGATGCTGCTACTGTTGCAGCCTCTAGTTGTTCTACCGATAAATAGTTTGTTTGCTCTGCAAGAATTTTGCTATTTCCACCAAGTTTTAAAAAGCCTGTACGCATTATTGCAAACAGTTTTATTCCGTTTGCTACTGCGTTCATCAATAGACCAAAAGTCATCAATAATACTGGACCAATAATTCCAACTAGCGTTGTTGCAATTACAATAAACTTCTTTGTGCCATCTCCAAGATTATTGAACTTATCTAATAGTTTTGCAACTGATTGTGCAATTGGAGTCACTGCTTCTAAAAATGTTTTACCAACTGGTTCAAGTGTTAGTTTAAGATCCTGAATTGCTTTTTTAAATTTAGTTCCAACCGCATCTTCTAAAACCCCAAGTTCTCGTTCTGACATTATTGCAAGTTGTTCAACAGAGTTTGTTGTTAGCCCAAGAACCTTTGATGCCTGTGTTCCATCCTTAGTTACGTTTTGAAACAAAGTTGATAAACGTGAAAATTGGAACTTACCAAATAATTGTTCAATAGCACGAGCACGATTTAATGGATCTAGGGTATCTAGCGCTCTTGCAAAATCTATAACTGTTTTTTGAATATTTCCTTGATTACCTTCAACAATTGCCTTAATATTAATGCCCATATCAGCAAGCATTTCGCTTGCTTTCTTAGTTGGATTAATTAATGCTGCAAGACCAGACTTTAATGCGTTAGCACCTTCTGATGCATTAATACCGCCTTCTTTCATAGCAGTTAAGAAGAATGCTAAATCTTCAACATCTCCACCAAGTTGCTTAACAACTGGACCTGCTTTAGGAATTGCAATAGTTAAATCTTCAATAGATACAACTGTCTGGTTTTCAACAGCGTTAAGGAAGTTAATCTTCTTTGCCAAATCTTCTGCTGCTGTACCAAATGCGTTTGTAATAGATATGGTTGTTTCTAGTGCTTGTCCTTGTTCTACCCCGCCAAGAACAGCAAGTCTGGTAGCCTGTGCAACCTGTGCGGTAAGGTCTGCTCCAGTCTTACCCATTGCTGCAGCATCTGCTGCCATCTTCATTGTATCTACAACTGCAATTCCATATTTAGTAAATGATTCTGCAAGTTGTCTTACATTTTCAAGAGCCTCATTGGTTTGCTCCGTTGTTGTAAATATATCTCCATAAACACGTTTAAATCTAATAGCCTGTGCTTCAAGATCCATAAATGTTTTAGCAGCAGCAGTTCCAAGATAAGCAAGAGGAATTGTAAAACCAACCATAAGTTGGCGACCTGCCCACTGAGTATTCTTACCAAAGTTTAGAAGATTGGTAGAACCTTGTTTTACTAGTTGATTAAATAATGCTTGCTTTTGTGCTGCTAATGCAACCTGTGTTCCATAGTCTTTCATATTTAGGCTAGTTGGAGTAACAGAGATAGCCTTCATTGCACCGCTTGCATCACGGCCTAACTTAATGTATTGTGTTTGTAATCTTTTTACACGATCTTGTGCTACCTTGCCAATTGTGTCAAATTCTGATTTAAATAATCTTCCAAATGTTTTTGTAGATCCACCAGCGTAACGAAAGTATTCCCGCATTGAAAGTTTGTTTTTTTCAAGAGCATTTGTAAAAGATTCTGTGGATGTTCTGACGACACCCATCTGTGCTGAGAATTTGCCAGTAGCATTTATTGAGTTCAGCAGATTCTGCTGCATGTTTCTTTGTTGAGCAGCAGCAGAAGCACTACCCTTTGATACCGAAGTATGGAATAGTGCTAACTGTCGCTGTAAACTTTTAAGTTCCGCTAACGCCTGCGACGTATCAATTTGTACGCCAATTCTGGCATTAACATCACTCATTTGTCACCTCATTGTTTAATTGTTTGCAAGAACTGTGTTCAAGAGTGCATTTGCATCTTGAAGTTTTACCCCTGAAGCAGATTCAATAATTTTATAAACAGTTGGAAGATCAATATTCTCTTCTAACTTTTTAGCATCATCTGCAATTTCTGGCTTATATTGCTTCATAGCAATTTGAACACAATCAATAAGGACAGTCGTTGACTTGTCATTATCTTCTGCCACCTCTGCTAGTTCTGAAAACTTCTTCATAAATGGACGAAGTAATGAGATTTTAAGCGGTCTCGCTTTAATCTTTGTACCGTCCAAAAGAACTAGTTCTACCTCTTCATACGTGCTTGTTGCCATTGATTTTTCCTCCTATAGGCTATGTTAATTATAGCATGACGATTGTTTATTTTTTATTATTTTATTTTGTTAAATCTTCGTACTCTAGGCCCATGCCAATACCAAACCCTGCTTTTTTAGCATTTTGTCCTTGAAGCGCTAAGATATCTTTACTATCATTTGTTGCACCCTTACTAAACACTCTAGCCTTCATGTCTTCCCACTCTTTTTGGCCTCGTGACGATCCAGACTGCTTATCTAAATCTACCCCCTGGATTGCAGCAAGAAACTTTTTTTCTTCATAATCAAGTTCTCTACGACTAGAAAGTGTAGCCATTAACTCTGGCATAGACAAAGACTCTTCTAATTCTTTATAGTCTTTCCAGATACCCAATAAAAATGCCTCAGCCTCAATTTTTGCTAAGTCTAAATCAGACCAGGTTGATCCACTTTCTGTTGCTTGGGCCTTAACAGTTTCTTCTGATCCTCTATTTATTTTTATTCCTGCCGAAACATCCAAAATTGTATATATTGTAGGCATGTCAAAACTGTCTTCTATGTCATCTTTTTTTAACGCTATTCCTGGATAATATTGTTTCATTGTAATTCTAACGCATTCCATTAAACAATCTATTGCTTCGTCATCGTCTTTGGCATTTTTTACATTTTCAAAAGCCTCCATGAATTCACGAAGATATTTTATTTTTAATGGAATAATCTCTAGTTCTGTTCCATCAATAAGATTTATTACTTTATTTTGATAAACTGTTGTTGCCATGATTTATCTATTCTATCACAGGCAAAACAAAAAACCCACCTCATAAGAGATGGGCTTTTGCTTTAATCTAAAATTAGATTATGATTGACCAAATGTACGATCTACGATCTTACCGTATGATCCTGACGCATCTTCTGGAAGAAGACGGAATGAAACTTCAAACATTGACGCTTCGTCACGCTTTGCGGATACAGTTACGTTCTCAATTGATAGAGCACGATATGCTGTGTAAACACGCTCAACAGAGTCAGAGTTGTCGCAATCTCCAGTTCCTGGTCCAACAGCAACGATTCCTCGTTCTACTGGACATTCTCCAAGTTCACCTGCAGATAGATTAAGTGTCTGACCTGTAGATGCTGCCTTGTTTCCTGTAAGTTGTGCATCAGAGAATGCTAATGCAAGAAGCAAGTTTTCTAGTGTTGCTTCAGCAAAAGCGGTAGCAAGATTAACCTGCATACCTTGCTTATATAGTTTTGCAACGTCAAGAATTTGGTCTACCTGGACTTCACCGAAGTCTGGTTGGAACTGCAATTCTAGACCGTTCATGGTGTAACCTACGTTGGTATACGCTGCATCATCTGCAAGAGTATCTTTAAAAGATTCGCTTGCGTCAAAAGCCTCCAGTGTACCTGGAGTTAGAGTTGTATCAGCAACGAAAAGTGCTGCTGCACCAACGATAATGTTGTTTGACGTACCACGGCTATATGGCATATTATTTCACCTCTTTCATAAAGTATATTAAGTTGTTTGGCGTGTTTCCTCAAAACCTATTATACCGCTGTTTATGTATATCTAGAATCTGGCTCAGTCTTGATGTGATAGTCATACTCAATAATCAACTTGTTAACAAAAAGGGTTCTTGCCGATGCTAACTCTGCTACGTCCCTGCTTTCGTCTGCTTGATATACCCTGGTATTATGAAAATAAATGTTATATGGAACAGATACCTCTCCAGCGGAGTTTAGTATTGGGTTTGAAATGCTGTAGGAGTTTATATCTTGGGCTGAAGCGTCTTCACGATCAAGGGCATTTGAAATAACACGCACAGAATCTATTAACTTGCCTACATCTGTAGAATATATAAAGTATATAAGTTGTTCTCGTTTATGAGCATAAAAAGGGGTAGGTCTAAATCTCATCAATCTATCATAAACAATTAACACTGGACTTTCTGTTTGCCTAATTTGAATACTATCGTTGTATAGATCTTCAATATTTGTTGGACTTTGTGCTGGAATCATGGGGCTTACATTTTCCCTATTAGTTGTACCTGGAGTCAATATGTCTGATTGTGCCATAAGGCCATAAAAGGCTAACTCAGACAAAACATATCTGTTTAAAAATGTAGGTGGAAAACCAGTATCTGTTAATATACTCATGGTCTTATTCTACCCCAATTGTTGCATTAGCAATCCATTTAAATCCTGTATCAATACCCTTGGCTCTACCCATTCTTGATCCAGCCTTCATGTTTGTTTTATAAAGTTTTGGTTTTTTAATATAATCATAAATGCCAGAAGCCTTTAAAAATGATTGTTTAAAATATCTTAACATAAACTCGTCCACAGTTTTTTCAAAACTTCCATAAACCATATCTCCACCAGGGTTGTCTACGGTGATTGGTTTGCTTGTAAATACTTCTCCACTTGGACCATTAAACTTTAGCACCCTAGACCTAGTTGGTTTGATTGTAACTGGAACACCATTTTCCATAATTTTTGCTTTATTATAAAATGGAACACTCATGTTTTTAGATACTGTTCTTGATTGTCTAAATGAAGAATTAATAGATAGTCCAAGATTGCTAACAGTATATTTTAAATCAAATAATCTTGCATTTGGGCTACCAGTTTGATTCCATTCATAAATATGATGTAATGCTTTTGGATTTGACCTTGCTTCAACATCAACATATTGTGCAAGAGCACTAATCACTCCAAGACCTAACTTATCTAAAAATATTTTTTTACCTTTATGAATGCCGTCTAAAAATCCAACAGAGTAATCAATAATATTTTTCATTTGTTTATCAAAAACTTTTGTATTCATTGTAACTATCATTAGTCACCTACAGTCTGATTTTCAGTTCTACGCCACAACATTTTATAATATTCTACAGACCCAAATGGTCCAGTAAATGGCTCAACTGTTGCTATTTCATAAATAGTTCCTTTGCCAGATCTTGGTCCAGCAGTTTCTTTATAAATTATATTATCGCTTGCATCTCTTACATTTGTTACAAGTATGTTTGTTGTTGCATTGTTGGCATTGTTTGAAGAGAGTCTGGGGTCATTTTGGGTCCTTGCAATAAGTTTGTTTTCGTATTGTAAAAATGCTTCTGGCTTAATATCTTCTGTTCCCAAACCACCAACTGGTGTTGCATTACAAATTACAGTTCTATCGTAAACCCAATCTTTTTTAGGTTGACCGTAATCTCCTTGTGTAAGAATTGGAAAGTATATGTCAGCCTTCATTGGATACATAAAATCTGTAACTTCGCATGAGTTCATTACAAAACTCCAGGACGAACAATATTATTAACATATTTAGACAAAATCTTGTCTACAATAATATTTCCAGTACCCTCAATCATTCTTTTATCGTACTCAATTTTAAATTGATCAGTGCTGTAGTTTTTTACATATCTTTTATAATAATCCAACTTACCACATTTAATATCATTAATTAATAATTTTGTAGCATCTTGAATGTCAATAGGAACTACCTTATACCCTGTTTCTACTAAGAAAATATAATCTGTTCCGTTTGGAAATCCTACGCCAGCAGTTATAGTTTGTACATTTCCGCTATCTTCTGTATCAAATATTGCAAATGAATCCGAAGAAGCCACTGGTATTCTTGCTGGACGTCTTTCTGCTCTATTTAAAGAATCAGTTGCCTGTACTGGATCTTTTGTAATTGCAGTCTTATCTTTAGTAATTAAATAATTAAAGTCTCCCAATGCTGGTCCATCTGCGTCATCAACATCGTATACAAGTTCTGCATTTTCGTATGCCTTTAAGATTTTATGTGTTCTATCCCAAAGTGGAATATAGTCTGTCTCTTGTCCAACAACTTCAAGATATTTACGCTTATAATAAAAGCCATCAACTATTGTATCAATAATTGCTCTTGCTAAAGATTCATACTCTTTATATTTAGCAATATCCGTAGCAGATGTTTCATTATTTGCAATTGCCAATGCTGTTGGATCTACATATGGGCGCTCAATCTGCAAATTATCTTCAACAACAATATCGCCACGTTCTCCGTCAATATCTTCATATACGGTTACTGCGTAAGATTTATCATATTTTACAAAGTCACCATTTAGTTCATATGTAATGGTTCCTTCTGAAGAAGATGTTAATCCAGATTCTCCGCTAATAAATTCTTCAATTTCTGTCTGCTCTGGAACATCTTCAATAACAAGAATATAGTCTGCTGTTTCATCTGGAACTTTGTATGTTACAGAAAGTGGGTATGGTGGTAAACGAAGTACTATTGACATTAGTCTTTACGGTAATAAGATGCTACTTCTTCAGGTGATGCTATGCGTACCAGCCTGTGAGTTAGCCACTTTTCCGATGCCTCCTTTGATACTATGTTATACCCTACTTTTAATGCACCTAAGTTGTCCATGTGAAGATTTTTATCTGAATACAAGGCTACTTTATTTGTTATGTTTTCAGCCTTGTCTACCTCTTCTACACGCTCTTCTTTATTTTCTGGTGGAAACCAACTAGCAATAATTTCCAAAATTTCAAGTTTAGTGCTTGCTTCAAAAAGTTCTATATTATTTTTTTTAGCATATGACTTTAATGCTAGTACGCTTTTAGTTGATAGTTCTTCCATTGTTGTATTCATAATTCTCCTGTACTCATTTGTAATTATACCAGAATAACAATAAGGAGGACGGTTTTTATACCGCCCTCCCTAGTACGTGATTGTTATATTTTAGGAATCAGCGCTATCTGAGTCAACATAAGCGACTGCATCTAGTTCTTCCCATTGGATACCAAAGCGTACGAATACTGTGTATTCAATTGTGTCTTTCTTTGGCTTGTATTCACGGTTTACAGTGATGTCTCTCTGGAAGCCCCATACACGGTTCTGAGGGAATGTTAAATCAACATAACCTGCAGGATAGTAAGGAACCTCAAGAACATCTACACCAAGTACACGAGTTGTACGTGTATTACCTAGTGTCTGTGCTGTTCCATCAAGGAATTCTTGACGGTTTGCTTGAGTGCTACCAGTGCGATCAGAGAACGCTGCTGAGATAGCATCTGCTAATGTACCGTTGTTACGAACGATACCAGCAAAAGCATCAGTACCTGCGTAGAACTTAAGATTTGACTTAAGTGCACGGTATTTACGAGGCATTGCTAATAGCAAACCTTGCATTACTGATGTTGTAAAGTTGTTATCTGAAACTGTTGCAGCATATTCGTGTGCGTCGTTTCCGACTGTTCCACGAGTTTGCTTTACGAAACCTGCCATAATTGAAAGGAATGCGTCTGCGCCTGTTCCAAGACCGTTGATAGCAAGATCTTCAATATCGTTTGCGAAAGCATTGGTCATTAAGCGAACTAAATGATCTTCAAGTGCTCCACCTTCAATATTGTCTTCAAGTGCTTCAGTTGATACTTCCCAATCAAGACGAATCTTTTTAGTTGTAAGTTCTACCTTTGAGAATGTTGCACCGATGTTTGTATAATCTGGTGCGCCTTGAGCAGCAGCACGAATTACACGTTCACCAACGTTTACCTTCTCAATTTCCATGGTGTTTGCTCTCATGGTGACACGACGGCCATCTTTAGCGAGGACAGTTGCATCCCATACGTAGTCAATAAAACGACGTGCTTGCTCTGGTGCTAAAATACCACCTGCAACACCTGTTGGGTTTACTGCGTTTGCTCCAGTTGTTGAACCGAATGCTGCAGTAGCAGTGTTACCAAGTTGTGATCCTACAGACGCTGCTGCAGAGTCCAAACCTGTTGCACCACCAATACCACCAGAAACGAAACCGCCCTGAGAGTTAATCTCATTGCCTGCTCCGCCTGATCCTGGATAGTTTTTTTCTAGGTCTTTATTTTGTTCCGACATTATTTTTCACCTCCTAGTGATTTTACCTTAGTTAAATAGGTCGGTTGATGTGAGGAAACGACCGCCCCATAGGGATTTTTGAACCACTTGTGGTGATTCCTGTACGATCTCGCCTAGATCGCCAGACTTGCGGAAAGCAGTGTCTTGTTCTACAAGATCTACTCGCTTGCCAAACTCGTTAAAGTTATTCTTAATACCGTTAACATCTGATGTTACTGCATCAAGAGATTTTGTTACTGCTGTTACCTTCTCATTAAGAGATTTGATAGTTGCAGCAAGATCGCCAAAGGCATTAGTAAGAGAAGTATTAATTTCTGAAACTGCCTTGGCAACTTCTTCTTTAACATCTGCAATAGATTTTTCCACTACATTCTCTACTTCAACTGCTGCTTTTGCAGCAGAAGATTCTGCACCACCATCATCTGATTTAGCAACAGCAAGTTCTTCAACTGCTGGTGCCTCTTCAGCGACTGCAGGAGTTTCTGCTACTTCTGCAACAACCTCTGTTGTTACATCTGCTGCTACTTCTGCTGGCTGTGCCTCTGGAGCAATCTCTGCATTTTCAACTGCAGTTTCTACAACTGCTTCTGTTGATTCTGTCATTTGATTTACCTCCTTAGTAATCTTAATTGTATTAATGCCTTTAGCACTATCAACTAAGAATTTTATCATTTCTGCATTATCTTTATCATTCTTTTCTATAAAACCAATATTTTGCATTTTGTTTCCAGTTACTGGACTTGTTACTGAGTCAGAATCTGAAACCATAACAATACCGTTTTCTGAATCCCAAAATACGTTTTCAATTTCTGTTTTTGATAAATAACCATCCACAACGTTTTGTCCATTTACCTTTTCAATAGATAAAATATTTGCAAACTGGTTTGCTGGATTATCTACAAGAGATAACTCGTGTAGTTCATATGTTTTGATTACACGAATTGTTTTATCAATTTTTTCATCATAAGCATCATCCCAAGTCTTGATGTTTCCACCAATTGAAAATCCAGTGTACGTTCCATCTAAAACCTTTTCCCAGGCATCTTGTGCACCCTTAGAAACATAGGCAGATACATAAACTCCGCTATAAAATTTTTTGTCATTTGGATCAAAGTATTTGTCTTCTTTAAAAGAAACAATCTTTCCTACAGCGCTTGGCTGATGCATTTCACGAAGATTCCCACGGAAGTTTTTAAAAGCCTCTACGCTAGATTCTGTTGTGACTATGTCCCCTTGACGATCAACGTTGTCAAGCGTAGCAAAACCAGACACCATACGGCGTTCAACATCTACTTTTCCAATGGGCATTGAAAGGCGAACATTGTCACCTTTAGTTTCCCAATGAGCCTTGTTTATTAACATAACGTTATAATTATAGCACCGCTTTATATAGTTTTCTCAACTATTGAGACGATCTACCCTTACCTTGTGGATTACGACCAGCAATGGTAGTTGATGAATCAGAATTATTATTTGTTCTTTCTGAATCTCTTTGGCGAGTACCTGCTAAGTTTGCCCTAGAATCAGTTGCCTGTCTTGGTGACATAACAAAAGGATCATCCCCATCTGCTCTTTGTGGCAAGTCTAATTTTTCACGAGCCTCATTTGGAGTCATAACCTGAGTCTTAACATAACGCTCAATAATCTGAGATTGAGCAATTTCATCAGTAAGGGTAAGTTCATTAAATTTAAGTTCAAGAATATCTGTTTTTTCCTTAATAATCTTATTAACTACCTTTTCAAGATGTTTTTGTGCTGGGCGAGAGACCTGCTCCTTAAAAGTACGATCTTGTGAAAGTGCTGCTGCAATGCCTGAATCAGCACCGCCAAGTTTAGAAATTGGAACCTGATGTGCAATTAAAATATCATCACGGTTTTGTTTACGATACTCTTTAAATGATCCATCTTGGATACCATTTTCAATTGGCTCCATTTTAAACTCAACCTTATTGCCATCGCTATCTCCAGGAAGTGGGATGTAAAGAGTTCTATGGGATTGAGCCTTAAGGCCAGTCTGCAAAAATCTAAACATTTTATCTTCAGCATCGCCAGATAATTTTGCACCCTTTAGTGTCACTACATATCTTGGAACCGCTTTGTTTTCAAAGTAGTCAATATTATATTGAGATGCTAACTGGTCTCCAATTAAGGATGGCATTGCTGCAACAATATCTGGAATTCCATAAAATGTATTTAGGGGAGAGTATTCCTTAAGATGAATAATCTCATTTGGTCTTGGATCTGTACCCATAGGGTTTGCATTTCTTGCTCCAAAGTTTCTAAAATAAACTACCTTTTGACCAATAATCTGAATAAAACCATCACGCAAACGACGTACACGAACAGTCGTTGCTGGAATATGGCCAACATATCCAATATCTCCAGCCACTGTTCTGCCTACTTCAATAAATCCATTACCAGTTGCTTGAAGATCTGTATAAACCTTTTCCATAGTTTTTGTAAAACTATCATCATCATTTAAACTTTCTAGCCAATCACGCAACTGTATCTTTGCTCTTTCAATACGGTTACGAGCACGATCTACCGCTGCTTGATCTTCGTTCATTTCAAACCTTAACATGGTTCTGTCTGAAATATCAAAACGATATCCAAGACCAACAACGTTTTCTACTTTAGCATCAATAGCAGCATGGTTGGCAAATGATGTGTCATAAAAGTTGGCTAATTCATACATGTTATATGGAGGGGTAATTACGTCAAATAGTCCGTAGCCATTTCTATATACCGTGCCAGGATTGATTTGCTTTGAACTTGCATCTACTCCTGAAGGTGTAACATTTGCTGCATTTAAATATGCCTGGTTGGTTTCTGGGCTAATATATTTTGATAAATTACGAGTTGTTCTGCGACGAAAGTTTTGATCTAGTCCAGAGTAATCTTTTAGATCATCCCAACTTTTATTGAATGGATCTTGATGCTTAAATGGATTTTCTTCTTTGTTTTGTGTATTAAGGCCTACACGAATATATTCTTGTTCATCACTCATTTACAGCATCCTTTCCATATTTATCTAATGTCTGCTGTGCTGCATGCCAAGCACCTAAGTCATTCATTGATGGGATTAAGCCTTCCTTCATTCTTTCTTTTTGTTCGGAATACTCTTCTTCACTAATTCTTGTAAGTCCAGGCACAAATACTGCTTTACCTTCGCCATCATCTCCATAGTGCATGGCAGCCTTTCGTAATTCTGCAATCTTGGACAAATCCCCACGATCTGAGGGTATGTTTAAAATTGACCCGCTGTCGTCCGTAAACCACTTTCCATCAGACTTCTTGTATACGTAAAGTCCCCAGTCATAGTGCTTATCTATTACCTTACGACGAACATTTTGTACATACGGCTTACCAGTTTTTGGGTTAATTAGTGATTCCATAACCACAAGTATAGCAGATTATACTGGTGTAGCGACAGTACTTAACCATTCTACTTCTGCGTATATTTTTAATTTTTCAGGCTGATAGACTAGGCCTTCTCCATCATCAACTATAATTTTATTTGTTCCTATGTATGTTTTATAAATATCTAGTGGGTTAATACCATAAAATTCTGACGATCCTATAACCAACATGCCGTCCCAAGTAAAGTTATTATTCCAAAATTGCCAGTCAAAAGTAGTAATCCCGTCTGTTAAGACTTTATACCATGGCCTAAATGTTCTACTTTCAACCTCTTGTAAACTGTTTGCCTGATAATATGCGATATTGTTAAATAATGCTAGACCCGTAAGATTTATACTTCCTAAATATGAGTTATAAACTAAAGATGTTAAAAATGAAATACCAATAGACGACCATTCTTTAAGAGATACCACTGGCTCCCTAACAAGGTTTCCATTTAAATAAAAAGCAACTCCGTTATACTCAACTCCATTTTCATTTAAAACAAATATTTTTGCCCTATTCATACTAGAACTATTAGCCTGAAGATAAAACCTTAACGTGCCATCTTTATGATTAATTTCAAATATTTCTGTTGCTGTTTCTGGAAAAGTATCTTGATCATATCTTAACCAAAGTTGCATAGCGCTTACCTTATAAGATGTTGCAAGTTCTTTGTTAATTGGAAGAGAGAGTCCACGATTTTCTAAAATATTAAATTCTCCACGCACTTCTAATCCAGATGTTTTGGTTAAATAAAGATAAGGGGAACTTTCTTTATAGATACTAAAAGGATTTTTTGATTTGTAATCAAAATATATTCCATTTTTCTTATACGGAAACAGATCTACACCGAACCTTGTTCCAATAGGGTTAGACGAGTTATTGTTAAACACCTGAGATGCCAGTTGTAATTTATTTAATAATACTGGCTTTGTTAAAATACCACGACTATTAAATTCAAGGCTATATACAATTGCTAGACTATTGAAGTCTTTTGTTTTAATGGGATAAATTAATGTATTGTTTAATACTTCAAATCTTGTGGTTGCCCAATCTTCATAATCATTCATATCAACAATCTTATGCTGATTTAAAGTTTGCTCATTTGCAAAAGGTAACGAAATATTTGCTCCTTCGGAAACATATTGAAAAGTAATATAACTTTTTATCTGTGCTCCAGTTGTATCATAGTAATATCCAGCATTTCCAGATTCTTCTACTAAAGTTGTGGTAGTTGGATATCCTAAATTAAATTGTAAAAAATCTAAATCATAATACTCTTCACCATCTTTATTTTTAACAAACTGTCCAAAATAAGAAAGTGGTAGGTAGTCTTGCCAATACCCAGCAACACCTATATCCAGAAAATACTTTTGATATGCTTCTGAAGGCAACAAAGTATAACTTGCTGTATGGGATATTAATGGTGATCCATGATCCAATATAATAATTCCGTTTTCGTTAAAGTTGTCTAATATTTTAGAAGAATTAGCCACACTGCAAAAACCAATAGAATATATCCTTCCAGTAAATTGATACTCTCCAGAATTATCTCCAGCAGCATACATTTTTAATGAGTTTTGATTTCCGAAAAAAGCACTTACACTTCCACCAAAATTATTGGATAGTTCAATTAAATTAAAGCCTACAGCAAAAATAGTATTTGCTGTTATTGGATCTGATGTAAATAATAAGTCAGTAGTTCCATTATAAGTTAAAGAATATTTTATCTCATCAGAATCTTTTATAATAGAAAAATAATTGCCAGTTACGGGGTTATATATTTTAAACAATAACTCTTCTGAGGCCAAATTATGAGAACTAAAAACTCCGTAAAAACTATCAACCTGGCTTGTTAAAATATTAAATCTATTAAAATTAATATATGAATTTTCAGAATTCCAAGTATTGTTTGGTCTAAAAGATAAAAATTTATTTTCAATAAATGGTCCAGACTCATTATCTTGAATTTCTTGATTATCATCATAAAGATCTTGTAGTGTTTTATTATCTAAAAATATTTCAGGTAAAGAGTATTCAGGAGTTCTTAAACTTGTAGAGGTTGTTGTCAGGTTATCAAAATTTCCTTGATTCCAATTTGCAAAGTCTGGGTAATTATAGTTGGCTGTATAGTTTGCAAATGGATAATCTACGAATGCAGTTGTTCCGCCATATGCTGAGTTAATTCCTTCTGGAGACACAACGCCTTGTCCGTATACCCATCTGCGCTTTGCTACTGTAACTGGAACCTGATATGAATAAATTGCAACACAATCAATCTCAAAAGGATATACATCAGTACTTGCATAAAATCCAAGCCAATCTTGACTGTCACCATTATTGTCAAGTTCTTCTGGCAATAAAAGTGTGGATGTATCAAAAGATAAAGATAAAACTTCTTCACCGTTTATTAATAAAGATGCTGAATTTCTAATTAAGCGAATATGAATCAACATTGGCCTAAACCATTCGCCAACAAAATGAGAGGCAAATTCATTTCCAATAACTAGTGTCAAAAATCCATCTTCAGCATATAATCCATCATTGGACGCAATTGGTCCAAAAATTTTAAATGGCGTTAGTGTATTTGCTGCTATTCTTGTCCAAAACTCAATCGTATAATCATTATATTGTCCACATTTATTTAAAAATCCTTTACCTGGAATTATTAAAGACGCATCCGCATAAGGCTCTAATCTTGTTGCTCCACTTGCCCCATATACTAACGGAATTCCTGCATTTTTACATTTTAGTCCACCCTCTGTAATATAATATCCAGAATCTTCTGCAATACCGTATGCTTGTGCTTCTACTGCATCTAAGCCACCATATATACTTACCGTTGATGGAACTATAGTCTCTGTTATCCCATTTAAAGAATACGTATTAAATTCTTCATTCCATTGGCCTAAAGTAATGCCATTAAAATAAAATTGATTCTCTGATGTAAGTCCAGAGCCTTCAAATATTTTTACTTTAAAAACAATTCTTAATTGTGCAGAAACATTTGGAATTGTAAAAGTTTCTGAAATAAAACCCCATTTTTTATAAAGTGTGCTTGTAAAAGTTTTTAGTTCTTGAACTATTTGAGATGTACTTGGA